CGTTTTAGAAAAGATTATATAAAAATAAAAAATGTGTTCGATTATATAGATTATTCGATTATATAGATTATTCGATTATATAGATTATTCGATTATTCGATTATATCAATACCATATGTTGTGGCAATAAAATCATCATAAAATTCAGTACTAATTTGTTTTGCTCCTTCAGTGCAAATATCTATATAACGCGGTATTAATGGTTTGGATGATAGTTTTGTTTTCGGAACAACATATTTTGATTGTGGATAAAAACAAATTATTTCATCATATGTGTTAAATTTTATTGATTTATTATAATAAAAATCAATTCTTTTCTTTTCTAGTTTTTTCATCGTGTATAATTTCTCTCTTTGTTGTAATTTTTCTAATTCAATTAAGTTAACTTTAATTAAAATACCATTGCAATTAGCGGTTTTTACATCTTTCACCCCGAACACGAGTTGTTTATTAAGTGGTCCAATTACATTCAATGATCGTTTTAAACCTTTCACCATAACAGGAGTTATTTTTTTGGGATGTGCTAGTTCTTTATTTAATTCCATGTTTATTAATGAGCCGTAACCAAACACATATATGGTCATATAATATGTAGTATGAATTTATTACAATATTAAATTATTAGATTATTTTATTATTAAAGTATTAAAGTATTAAATTATTACAATAATAAAATATTCACATATAGTAATAATGTATTCAATCACTAATTACACTTATAAGCAAGCAAAAAAAATAGGTGTTGTAGTTAAACCATCAACTAACAAAACAAAAAAGATAGATGTATACAAAAAGGGTAAGAAACTGGCAAGTGTTGGTGCTAATGGTATGAATGATTTCCCGACTTATATTAAAAAACGAGGCATAAAATATGCTAAAACAAGACGACGATTATATAAAATGCGACATGAAAGAGACCGTCATGTAAAATGGAGTCGTGGCTGGTTAGCAGATAAATTATTATGGTAAGCGTTTGGATTTATTTAATAAAATTTTTAAAACTTTATTAAAATTATATTATGGTGTATAATAAATATTTATTTATTGAGGGGATCCGCCAATCGACCCGATTTCTAAAGGCAGTCGCATTAAATCAGGTTCAATCGTGGTATTACCCCAAGGACTCACAGTAGAAGTAGGGTTAGGCGGTTCAGATCGTTCTTGCAGATTGGCGTTGCGTAAAGAACTTCCTACAGTATCAATTCCGATTAAACTACCGGCCTTTAACAAATTGACATTTTTAAAGTCAGCACTTCCACTGGGGTTAAGTTGAGCCCATTGACTATTAATGTCTTTGGGTAAAAGCTCGGAAGGGTCATAATTCGCGTTTGCGCGGGGGGCTGGTGCTAAACCATGTGTAGATGTAGTGGATCCGCTCGGAACATTCGAGTAATTTTCGTTTTGTCCAACCGTGCCCATCGCGGGAGCAGCTGATGCTGCTACATTAGTCGATTCATGCACATTACTGGGCGAATTGGAATAGCCATCACCAAATCCATCACTGACGTTGGTTTTTCTCCCGGAATATTGCATAATTGCAAGCGCTAAAACAACTATACCGATTAAGGCAATAAAATGATGACCTTTGATGTTTTTCTGCAAATTCTTTAAGAAACTCATTATATTAAATTAATGATAAAATATTTTTATCAGAAGTGTTTATTTATGCCTAGATTTGATTTATGCTAAATAATTATTATTATAATAATAGTTATTTGTATTTTTAAATAAATGTTTAATTATTTTCGTCCTCGTCCTCATCATCATCATCATTGTCGTCCTCATCATCATCGTCGTCCTCATCCTCGTCAATTATATAGTCAAAATCATCTTCTTCATCGTCACTATATAACATATATTTTGTCTTAATTTGGTTGGCCTCGTAATATGCGTTTAATGCAGCTTTTCTAAACTTTTTGGCCTTCTCTTTTGCTTTATTATATAAATCATAATAAACATCATTTGGATTTTTTAAGCTGATTGTTTCATTTTCAATTGTATCATAATTAATATTTATTTCCTCAATGTTATCTTTGTTTATTTTCTTTATTATTTCCTCTGGTTGTGCTAATACTTCTTCTGGTTGTGCTAATACTTCTTCTGGTTGTGCTAATACTTCTTCTGGTTGTGCTAATACTTCTTCTGGTTGTGCTAATACTTCTGGAATATTTTCTACTTTTAATTTATCTTTTTTTCGTTTTATCAAACATGACGATTTTTTTTCATTGTTTCCAATTACCATAACTTGTACTAGTTTTAATACAATTTCAAAGCTTCGTGACGAAAACTTAACACCTTCTATCATAATTAACGGAATAATCGTATTTAACGATTCTAAAGTATCTAAATCAAACCCGATTTCATTTTCATCATAAGCAATACATTTTGTTGCTTTATTAGTATCGATAAAAGAACGAACAAGGATGTAATTTCCAGATTGATATAGTCTAGTTATTTGAGTCATCATTGTTTCAATATCGTCTCGAGTCAATTCTGTTTGAAACCACAAATCTTTTTTAGAATCTATAATATCTTGACACGAATACTCTAGCTGTTCAATCCATCGTATTAATTCATCATTTTTAGCTCGTTCAAGCATTAGGTCTAAATATTGTGCGTTTTTTACATTAATAACGCCTTGTTTAGTAAGGCACTCTGGTAATTGTAGGCATAATGATTTATTTTCGTCACCTACAATTAGTTTTGTAAAATAATAGCCAGGTTGTCCATTTAACGGATGTGGATCAGCTAAAGAAATTGTTTTAAAATCAAATCCAGTGGTACATGACACAATTTCCATTAAAGATTGTCGTTCCATTAAAGATAGTTTAGATAAATAACAACTTAGATGGGACGCATAATTTGAAGGACCTTAATTTAGATAATTTAGATAATTTAGATATTCTATAAAAAAATATACAGTTGGTTAAAGAAAAAAAGTTATTTTATTATATCAATAATGATAAAAAATACTATTATTCAGGAATGTATTGATGTGTTAAAGAGGGATGATGTAAAAAATGAATTTAAAACTTTTATAACGCCGGTTATTGATATTATTTTAGCACAAATTAATCCATATTTATATTTGTGCATGATGTTTGTAATAATAAGTTTTTTATTGCATTTAGGGATATTTTTTTTACTCTTGCGTAATAAATCATTTAATTTTAAGGGAAATTAATTTTCTACTATAAATGTATAATAATGCCAGGAAAAGAAAAAGGAAGTAAAAAGATGCGCAAAAGCCGACGCAAAAGCCGATCTCAAAAAGGTGGAGAGATGACGGGGATGCCGAAAGGGGAGGAGCCAATGGTCACCCCCACCCCCAACATGAATGGTGGATCTTTACCCGCTTTAAACCCTCATGTGTTGGAAGGTGGGCGCAAACGCAAGGGCAAGGGCAAGGGCAAGGGCAAAAAACAATGTGGTGGTACCGCAGGGGTCTTGTCAACTGCCGCCGTGCCTTTTGGTCTTCTTGCCTTACAACGCTTCTTCAAGGGTAGCCGAAAAACCAAGCGCGGAGTTCGCAAAATGGGAAGATCGTTTAAGCGAACTTTCCGCCGCAGGAAGTAAATTAGATATAATGTTTTTACTTATAATAATTTAGATATAATACTATAACTACATTATTAAATGAATTTTCAAGAAAATATAAAAAAATGGGTATCTTTAGATAATGAATTAAAAACGATACACGAAAAAACAAAACAATTAAGGGAAGACAAAAATGCGATTGAAGAAGGAATATTAAATTATGTTAATACCAATAATCTGAGTAATGCTACTGTAAATATTTCAGACGGGAAGTTACGATTTGTATCGGCAAAACAAACTGCACCGTTAACTTTAAAGCATGTCGAAGAATCTTTATTAAAAATTATTGGTAATGAAAAACAAGTGATTTCGATAATGAATGTAATTAAAAATACGCGCGAGGTTAAATATAAACCCGATATTAAACGGTATGAAAACTAAACAAGTTATGCGAACTAAACAAGTTATGCGAACTAAACAAGTTATGCGAACTAAACAAGTTATGCGAACTAATTAATAACACAAATATATATATATACTTTAAATGTTAAACTATTCGGAATTAACAGTTGTTAAGAATGCGGATGGTGTTCCATCTGCTTTAGGTTATCCAATTAATTCATTATTACTTGAAAATAATAAACCACTATTTATTAGTAGTGGTGGTGGTAGCGGTAAAAAACATAAAAAAACATCTAAAAAACACCAAAAAAATGATAAGGTCAGTCAGTTAGAAGAAACCGATGATTCTGACTATGCGGATGACCATGATTATGATTCGTTAGCTGTTCCGGCAGGGCTTATATGTATGACTGAAACGATATGTCGTTCTCCATCTGAAATGTATAAAAATGAGAATGATAATGAAGATACAGTTCAATTAATTCCAGAAGGGTTATATGAGAAATTATTAGCATTGGCTGAGCACAAACAACCTTCAAAAAAATATAGTAGGAAAAAAGAAATTAAGTCAGTTGGAAATAAAAAAAATAAGACTAACAAGACGACGAACAAGACTAACAAAACTAAAAAACAATCAAAAAAATAATAGATTGAAAACATAATAATAGATTCAAAAAATAATAATATTCAAATTAATTATTATTTTTTATATTATTTGTTATATTATTTGTTATAACATACTCCAATTGTCATGATTAAATGGTGCCAATTCAATTTGCGATAATTTACTACGCCAATAGTTAACCTTATCATCAAATTTTAATTCTTTCATATTTTTATGATAAAAGGGTTTCTGTCTCATCCGCGCCGCTTCGCTTTCACTAATAGACGGTTTTGGACCATAACAGTTTACTCCATATTTAACCTTATCGTCGCTAATATACCCTCCATTAACCCCCGGTAATCCGCAATCTTGTTCATGACCTTTTAGTTTCTGTAATTTATCCCATTTAGCTTTTTGAGTTGGAAATAAAGCCATTTTGTCGGCAGACCATCCATAACTACACCAATCGGCACCATTATCATAAGCCTTGGTCATATCTTCGTGTGTAGCTAAACGCGCGTCATATGCGTTACATATCGCTTTTGCATCATCATAATTATATTTGTTATCCGATAAATGAAATACTTGGTCTTTCAACATTATTTTAATACCCGCCTTTTCATCTTCGTCCATATTAATGGTTTCATTGTCCGCAGATAATCCAAACCAAACTTTAAATGTTTGTATCAGGTCAATTCCAAATATATAGGATACGCCATTCAATAATAACAACACAATAAAAAGTAACCATAAAGTAATTTCTATAAATACTTTAAATGATGAAGAACTTCCGTCGTCATTATTTCCTAAAGACGAAAAAATATAATAATATACAATAATTAATGCAATTGTGCCGATTAATAACATCGGTTCAACGCCAATATACTTATTTTGTAATTTACTTGCTATTTCATCCATTTCAGTTTTGGTAGTTTCCATTCTTGTGTATATATATTAAATACGGTTATTTTTTTACGATAGAATTGTTTTACGATAGAAGAGACAATAGGATTGATGAGAGATAACTTGACTTTCTTTTATTTCATTAATTAATGTATCATTAAAATGATACCATTTTCCATTCGCATTTTTAATATGTGCGGTATAATGCCCTCCTTGCGCTCCGCCGCTGTGATTACATACGCCATACAAATCATATATATATGACGCAGCATTATATCCTTTAACATACTTGGAAAAATTTGCATTTTTTAGTGGAATATCAATTAGATTATGATTTTTTTTAGTGTAGCCATTCCATCGTTTTAAATCGATAATTAACACATTTGGCAAACTCCAAAAACTTATTTGGCGACGCGAATCTTCTTTTTTACCGCTTTTATCATTAAACCATGCATTACCATTTGCTTCTGATAAAATTTCCGGCTCACAATAAAGATCAAAACAATCATATAAGGTAACAATGCCGCCATTTGCTTTATTCGGTAATGATAAACTCAATACAGAAAAGGGTTCAGGCATTGCGCTTAAGATTTCGCTTGTTGTATTGGAAATAATTTCCGATACATGAATTCCATAAAATACATTCAGTATTTCTGAATATTCTTTCTTATACATATTTTTCATCATGGTATAACAAATGGTTGCTAATTTATCAGTCTCTGACAACATTTTGCCATTTATTTGCATATCGACCTCGCGCGATAAGGCCGAGTGGAATGCGTCTATCAAAAAAAGCAGAAATTCTTGTACATCATTTTGATCATGACCTGTAAATATATCGCGATTTTTGATAGTAGCGATTTTTCGTATTGTTTTTACAAATCCGTGCGGTGCAACGGTGCAATTTGTACTCCACATTAATTCGCGTAATTTATCCCATTCAAGTAAAATAACGGAATCGGGTATATTGTTCAGTTTTTTTTTATACTCGCCATTTTTTATAAAATTATTCAATTCATAGGTGTGCGATAACACTTGCATACAAGAATTCAAGTAACAACTGTTGCCTACGTTGGTCAACCCCGTCAATCCTTTATTAGAATATTCATCAAAGAGAGATGTTAATTCTGGTTTTGACGACATAATATATCTGTATGATTATAATTATATTAAAAACTATGTTTAATATTGTTTTTTAATATAATTTGTCTTGTTTATTGATCTTCTTTATTTATTGGAGGTAGAGGCGTAAAGAATCCTGAAATACTGCTATTGCCATGTTTCATATTATTTGTGTGGCGTAAATATGGCTCAAATAACAAGGCTTTTACTTCTTTATTGCGCAACGCGTCTTCTTTGTCTTTATATTTGTCGATGTCAGGATATTCTTTCTTCAATTTTTCTAATGCATTTTTCCAAGTACGTAAAGTATGCCCCTTTTTTTTCCTGAAATCTTTCATTTGTTCTAAAACTAGCGCAAAGAGTTGTTGAACCGGTTTCATAATTTGATTGGTAATATAAAAGGAATAATTGA